GATTGAAGATTATGGCCGGTCACATCGTTATTATCGAAGCCCTGAACGCCTACCTCGACCAGGGCATTGGCAACACCGCCGCCATCCAAGCCAAGATCGCTTGGCACAAGGCTTGGCTGGCGGAACGTGGGGTGTTCGTGGCGTGAGGCGAGACGACTTCTGGCTAACCCGCATCCATGACAACCGGATGCGGGGGCTGCTCTCCGAACTAGCAGAGGCCATCCAAGACAGCGACGACCCTGACACGCTGCATCTTGTCGCCTCATCCCTCCGACTTGGCTTGGTTAACCTAGCCAGCCACCGCGAACAGGAGCTTCGCAATGAACGAGAAAGAATCTTGTCCGCTCTGTCTGGCTCAGCCGTGCGATTGGGTAACCGATCCGCACCGGGCAACGGACGCCCTTTTTCTAGCTACGGCAGACCTAAGAATTCGGTCGGGCGTGGGTGAAAAGCCCATGCTGTCTGACTTGCCCCAGATCATCGGCGACAGATTGAGCGCGGCCACGCAGATCATCGCCGCGCTTAAGGATTTGACGGATGCGCCAGAAGGAAAGACGGTCTTCGGCAAGGACGCGGGACAATGGCGCTACAAGGCGCAGCAGTGGCTGCTTATGGAGCCCGAATGATGCGGCGGTTGGTTTTGCTACGCTGGCCCAAGCCGCCAAAGCCCTCGATAGACGCACAATTTTCTTGCGCGCTCAAAATAAGTGAATAGCACACAGATGAACTCCGACCAATACCGAGCCGCCCTAACCACCCTCGGCCTCACACAGCAGGCCGCAGGGCGTTGGCTTCGTGTATCGCCCAAGACCGCACAGAACTACGCCAAGCACGGTCCTAGCGGGCCTGCTGCTGTGGCGGTGGAGATGCGCTTGGCGTTGATGCCGGTGTTGGCTGAGATGGTTGTGTCTCGCAATGACATCGATATTGATGATTGGATTGACGCGCTGTCAGAGGTCCTGAAAGGGGAGGCGGGGTGATGAAGTATTATGTTGATTGTGAATTCGACGGACACGATGGACCGCTTCTGAGCGTTGGGATGGTGAGAGAAGATGGCGAGAGCATACACATTCGTGTTGACATTGATCCTATGGATCTGTGGGTCCGCCAAAACGTATTGCCCCTAATGGACAGCCACGAAGCAGATTATTCGCGCACAATTTACCCGAACGAGGTTGGCGGGTCTCTGCGCTGGTTCATGAGCGCCGACAAGTCGCCAGTGATTGTCACTGATAGCCCTGTTGACGTGGGTCGCTTCTGTCGCGCTCTATCAACTGGACCGGATGGCGGTTGGGCTTCTGCCGACTATCCGCGCATGACATTTGAGGTTCACAACGTAGATTGCTATCCGACTGATTTGGAAGGTGCCGTTCAGCATAACGCATGGTGGGATGCTATGGCTTTGCGTCGTAAGCTGACGGGAAAATAACCCGTTGACACCGTGACCGGTCGTGGATAGTGTCGGTTATCAGATGGAGAGACGGGCATGGCAATCGTTGGACAAGAAGCAAACACCGTTTACGGAAAGGGCGTCGTCGCCAAGGTCAACGGTAAGTCGGTGATCGTCACGGTGAACGGTCAAGATCACAAGCTGAGCGCCAAGCAGTTCGGGATCATGAACTGATGGCGAAGGATGATCCGCAAACAATCGTCAAATGCTACGAGAAGGATACCGGCTTTGAAATGGGTCCGCGTCCTGATTGGACCACGCAAGAGCAGCGCGCCTTCATGGACTGGTGCGAGAAGCACGTCGTGGAGTGGAAGGCCCGCACAGATGCTCTTGGCTACGTCTGGCCCTGCTGGTGCATTGGCACGGTAGGCATGACGCAGACCTATCACGAATGGCTCAAGGAAAGAGTTGGGTTGTGAACGTCCATGGCTGGCCGAAAGGCATGACGCAAGGTGCTGTAGCTGACATTCGAGAGGGGCGTGGATTGCCGCCGCTTGGAAGTCTGTCCCACGAAGCTAAGCTGAGGAGGATGACAAACCTTCTGATTCAATCGGATCTTTTCGCACCGGACATGGCTGACAGAGACCAGCGCATCCAGGCCGCTTACGATCTGGCGTATTTGATGGAGAATAACGCATGACCCCCTCCCGCCGCGCCGCAGAGACGGCTAACAAACGCGCCGAACGCCTGCGCAGGAAGGAGGCGGGGGAGGTGAGGTGCGAACTCTGGTTAGACCAAGACACGCTTCTCAAGCTGGACCTGTTCGCCTCGTCTCAGAGCGTTGGAAGATCCGCAGCCGTCGAAATCCTTATCGCAAATGCTCCGAGGTGGTGAAATGACCAACCCGACCCTTGAACGCGCGGCTAGGGCTTTGGCTGGCCACTTCGGTTGCGAATGGGACACCATGCGCGACGCCGACAGAGAAACGATCCGAGGCTATTGCCGCGCCGTGCTGATGGCTGTGCGGTCTGTAGAGCCTGATTTGTGGCACCGCGCCAATAACCATGCGTGGCAAAACGACAAAAGCACCGTAGACCACGCGCCAGAGGCCGTTTGGCCTTTGATGATCGACACCATTCTGGAACCAACCCCCACGCCAAACGCTGACGGAGAGAAGTGATGATTTTTGTATCTGTTATGCTTGCTCTTTCGGCCTGCGTGTGTTGGTTGATTTGGACAATTTGGGAAAGCTCTCGTAAATGACCCTCCTCCTCACCTTCCTAATCGCCCTCGTGGTCCTGGCGCTCGTTCTTTACGCCATAGACCTGATCCCGCTCGGTGATGTTCGCATCAAGCGACTAATCCAGGCTGTTGTCGTCCTCTTCGCCGCGTTGTGGGTTGCGCAGAGGGCGGGGGTGTTGTAGTTGGAATGAGTTGAGACGGCGTTGGTCTTCGAGCCTTTTGCCAAAGCGCCATACAGCCCTCCGATGCTATTGCAGTGTCGGAGGGTTTTTCGTATGATGCTTATGCGTTCAGGGGTGGACGCTAATACAAAGCCCCTCGCTCCCTAACCGGACGAGGGGCTTTCTCTTTGGGGCAACCATCCGACCCCAGATGCGTTATCCAGCCTCCCTGTCAGGAGATCCGCAATGACCACCAAGGCCCCCAATCCGCACGACGGCGAATACGACGCCCGCAATCTCGACAACGATGCGAACCGCCAGATGCGTCGCATTGACGAAGAGAACCACAAGCACAACGTCGCACAGGCTCAGGCTGACGAAGCCGAGCGTGAGGAAGTCATCAAGGGCAAGGTTCCCGAGGCTGTCCAGCGCAAGTCTGACAAGAACCTGGACGGCTAAAGCAGCCCGACACAGCTTGGCCGCTCGTTCCTTGATTGGGGCGGGCGGTTTTGCTATACGAGGTTAGATTAACGGGGTTACGCTATGGGCTTGATGCAATTCCTTACCGGCGATGCGTTCGGAAATCGGACCTCTGTCAGTACGGCGACTCCGTTTCCTGTGGCAACGACTGGCGCTAATGGCACAGTGGCGGCGTCTACAACCAATCCCGCCCCTACGCGAGACTATGGCTTTGCGAGCGTTGCTACGGCTCAGGTCAGCGTCGCCATTACCTCAACGCAGATCGCAGCCGCACGCTCTAGCCGTGGAGCGATCACAATCACAAACCACGGCACGAATCCGGTTTATATCGGCACAGGAACTGTGACGGCGGCGAATGGCCTGCTTCTGCCCGGCGTGATCGGTGCAAGCGTCACCATCCCAACCAATGCGCAGATTGCGGGCATCGCCACAGGCGGTGTTCAGATCGTCAGTTACCTAGAGACATTCTAGACGATGGCGCAGTCTACAAGCGTCCCGCCGCCCATGCCTGCGGACGCCACACCGTCGAGCGAGAGCCGCACAGGATCTGTCGGGGCCACGAGCGACCGTTTCGCGCGCGCTGATCACCAGCACCCCCGCCTCACGTCTGCAACCATAGTGACCTTGGACGGATCGGGCTTGGCGACCGCGACATTCACGCGCTCATTTCCCGTCGAGCCAAGCGTTGACCTGACGCCCATCGCACCAGGCGGGACGCAACCTGTCGCGCTCCAAGTGGATAGCTGGGTTATGACCGGGCCTGACTACACCGGCTGCATCGTCAGGGGTTATAGGGGTGCTCCTACGACGCTCGCTGCTGTCTCGGTTGTCGGCATTAGCGTCGCGGTCGGATCGCAAACAGTCAATCCGTTCTCGGGGTCCGCATCAGGCGTTCGCGTCTCGGTAATCGCGCTACAGAATAGCGCGGTGTAGGATGGCCGTGTGACGACAACCATTACGCAGGCCGATGTTGTCAGCGCGAAACTAGAGCTACACCGTCGCGGCCTTTAGGCTTTCATACGGCAGCCCTCTGTGTTAAATTGTTCTCATGAAAGAACACAAAGGCGCAGATGGACGGAGACTCAGGCCTCTCCTTGATCGAACAGGACAGAGGTTCGGTCGCCTTACTGTGATTGGGTTGTCTGAGCGAGATCACTCTCCTGCCCGTCGCCACCGTTGGCTTGCCGTATGTGATTGCGGAAAAGAAAAAGTCGCTAACGCTTGGCTCTTAACGCAGGGGCATACACAGAGTTGCGGCTGCCTAGCGCGTGAAACTTTGGTTGCGCGAAACACAACGCACGGACTTTCTAGAGCGCATTCCAAGGCTTATCGCTCATGGAAGGACATGCGAGCAAGGTGCAACAATCCTAATGATAGCGATTACAAGGACTATGGTGGTCGCGGAATTCGTGTGTGCGAAAGATGGGACGATTTTTCCGCGTTCTATGAAGATATGGGCGACCGTCTCCCGGGCCTAACTATTGATCGCATTGACACGAATGGGGACTATGAGCCTGGAAATTGTCGATGGACAGATGCAAATACGCAAGCGAACAACAAACGCAGTAACCGGATTGTGGAATATCGTGGGATGGAAATGACCATGATGCAGCTATCACGGTTGTGTGGAGTTGGTGTTGGAACAATTTCTTACAGACTAAAAATTGGCTACCCCATTGAAGTTGCCGTCAATTCCAAAATTGACCTTCGCCAATGCAAATAACACAAGCCGAAATCACAGCGGCAAAGATTGAGCTTTACAAGCGAGGGTTCTGCCCCCTTACCGCAAGCGATATTCCTCCAGTGCTGATCCCTGTATTTGAGGGCAAGGCCGATATTCGGTTCAGCGTAGGAGGGCGCGGCGGGGGAAAAAGTTGGGCTTTCACGAAGATGCTCGCTACGCAGGGGGCTATCTTCGATGCCATGGGGGTGGCTGGCGTAATCTTGTGCATTCGAGAGTTCATGAACAGCCTGGACGACTCCAGCCTGCAAGACCTAAAGAACTCGATCCAGTCTGATCCATGGCTTTCTTCCGTCTATGACGTTGGCGAGAAATACATCCGCACTCGCTCGGGCCGCATCAAGTTCATTTTCAGCGGAACGTCCGTCAACCTATCCAGCATCAAATCTAAGTCACGAATCCTACGATGCTTCGCGGAAGAGGCTGAGTACATCCAAGGAGATGCATGGGAGAAGCTGATTCCGACGATCCGTGAGGAAGGGTCTGAGCTTTGGCTTATCTATAACCCAGAAACTGAAAACAGTTGGGTTCATAAAAACATCCGCAAAATATGGGAGTCAGGGTCTGACCCCCTAATCAAGGGGGCAGAAATCAATTGGCCCCAAAATCCTTGGTTCACATCCAAGATGGATCGGGACCGACTTCGCGCGCAAGAGAACGACCCGGACAACTACGAGCACATTTGGGAAGGGGCCTTTAAGACCATTTACAGGGGTGCTTACTTCACCAAGCAGATTCGTCAAGCCGAACTAGACGAGCGCATCGGCTATGTCGCGCCAGACCCTTTGATGGAATACCGGGCCATTTGGGACTTGGGCGGCACGGGCAACAAGGCCGACGCCTGCGCAATCTGGATTGAACAGTGGGTGGGTGAGGAAATCCGCGTCCTGAAATACTATGAGGCTGTAGGTCAGCCTATGGATGCGCACGTCGCTTGGCTGCGCAAGAACGGATATGGCGACGCCATCTGCATCCTTCCGCACGATGGACGCAAGCACGACACGGTTCACAAGGTCACACCAGAGGGTGCGCTGAAAGAGGCAGGGTTCCGCGTCAAGGTGGTCCCTAATCAGGGCGCGGGCGCTGCCAATATGCGCATTGAGGCCTTGCGCCGCCTGTTCCCCCGTATGCGCTTCGACAAGGAAGGCACGGCAGCAGGCCTGAAGCGCCTACGCGCCTATCACGAGAAATGGGACGACAAGGCCAATATCGGCCTTGGACCTAACCACGATGATGCCTCTCACGGCGCTGACGCCAAGGGGCTTGGGGCTGTCGCGTATGAGCCGCCCGTCACGATGGACGGCAACGGCGAACTTGAAGTCGGTAACTATGCTGGCTGGTGAGGCGCTGTCCCGCCGCAACTGCCGCAAGAAGTCGCGGTATAAGACGGAGAACCGGGCGCGCATTGTTGGCATGATCTCAGCGGCTAAAGAGAGTGCGACGCTCTACCCGTATGAATGTCCTCACTGTGGTCAATGGCACCTGACGAGACAGCAGCGCGACCGCAAGCCAATCACAGGCGAATCGTCAGGCATCCTTTGATTTGCTTATCGTCCGAACCGTTGGTATAAGCCGAGGCTATAGAAGGTCGGGACCGAATGGCTGCTGCGAAAAACTCTCTTCTGTCCCAGGTTGCGAGCGAGTGGACACGCTCGACCGGCCTTGGTGGCGAAGAGGTCAACGAGCAACGGGAACGCGCCCTTAATTACTACAAGGGCGATGTTGACGACGTTCTAGCGCCAGAGAAGCGCTCACGGGCCGTCTCTCAGGACGTTGCCGAAGCCATCGACTCGATCATGCCGGATCTGATCGAGATTTTCACCGGGTCTGAGGACGTGGTTACGTTTGAGCCGGTCGGGCCAGAAGACGAAGAGGCCGCCCAGCAAGAAACTGACTACATCAACTACGCCTTCTTCAAGGAGAATGACGGCTTTCTGATCCTGCACGACATGATCAAGGATGCGTGTCAAGTAAAGACCGGCATCGTCAAGGTGTCGTGGTGCGACAAGAAAGAGCCTGACGAAGAGTTTGAAGATCAGTCGTTGGATTCGCTGGCTCAAGCCGTGCAGCGATATGGTGACCGCGTCATCCTAAGTGACGAGACGCCCATTTCCAGGCCAGAGATTGATCCGGAAGAGGGTGGCGAGCCGACCTACGACTACACCGTCAAGGGCGTTGATTCGGGCTACGCGCGCGTCTATTCGGTCCCGCCTGAAGACTTCGGCGTATCGCAGGACACCACGCGCCTCAAGGAAAGTCCCTATCACTGGCATCGGACCCGCGTCAGGGCCTATGAGCTTCTGAACCGTGGTGTCAGCGCTGAAACCGTCGCAAAGCTCCCTGCATACGGCATCATGGATACTGACATGCAGCAGGCGCGCTCTATTGGGGGCGAAGACCTGAACGACGTGGGCGGCGATGGTGATCAGCGCATTGTCGAGGTCATCGAACACTATCTGCTGACCAAGGACGGTCGCAAGCGCGTCCTGACCGACACGACATGCGGAATCGAGCTTGAGAGCGAAGACCACGATTACGTGTGCTTTGCCGCCATGACGCCCTACCCCGTGGCGCATCAGTTCTACGGTCAGTCGATTGCCGACAAGCTGCTTGAGATCCAGCGCATCAAGACCGTGCTGCTTCGCCTGGCGCTCGATTCGGGCAACTTCGCGCTGAACCAGCGCATGTATGTCAACATGGAGAAGGCGCACGAATGGACGATGCGCGATCTCCTGTCGAACGAACCTAACCGGCCTATTCGCGGCAAGGGCGCACCGAACGAGGTGATTTCTCCCATGTCGTCGGGTGGTCTGTCGTTCGATGCGTTCGGCGCTCTAGAATATATGAGCGTTCAGGGCGAGCAGCGTTCGGGCGTCATGCGCAACGCTCAAGGCCTGAACCCCGACACGCTGCACGATACTGCTAAGGGCGCGTCTATCATGCTCTCAGCGGCTCAGAAGCGCACTCGCATGGTGGCCCGTATTCTGGCTGAGACGGGTATCAAAGACTTGTTCCTGATCATGCACCGCGTTATCCGCGAGAACGCCAAGGACTCCAGCCGCGTCCGCCTAAAGAACAAGTGGGTTGAGATCGACCGGACCTCGTTCGGCTCGCGTAATGACATGACCGTTGAGATTGGCGTCGGATCGGGCGGCAAAGAACAGCAGATGGTCATGTATCAGCAGGGATGGCAGGCGCTTGAGCAGCTTGTGACCATGCAGGGCGGTCCATCTGGTCCTCTTGTGACCGTTGAGAACATATACGCCTACGCCAAGCAAGCCTTCGAACGTGGCCTTGGGTTTCGGTCGGCTGACTCGTTCCTCACCAATCCAGAGGAAGCGCCTCCGCAACAGCCCAAGCCTGATCCGGCTATGTTGGAGATGCAGGCCAAGCAGCAAGAGATTGAACAGCGCCTTGAGTTCGACAAGCAGAAGGCTGCGGCTGACATGGAGCTTGCCAAGCAGAAGGCTCAAGGACAGCTAGAGGTCGAGGCGATGAAGGCCGAAGCGCGTCTGATGGCTGAACGCGAGCGCTCGGACGCCATGCTTCAGTTTGAGCGCGAGAAGGCGCAGATGCAGGCGCAGTTGGCCCGCGACAAGGCGGATTTCGAGGCGCGTCTGGCTGCACAAAAGGCGCAGGATGAATACGACCTCGCGCAAATGCAGATGGCCTCTAAAGAGCGCGCTGAAATGAGCCGAAACCGGCCTGGTGGGGATCTGGACAAGTGAAGACCACGACCGCGAACACGGAGCGCGTGGTGATCGAGCGTCCAGCCGCTGGAGCGCTGGAGATTACACGACTGTCTGACGCTAAATACGGCCTCCGCGTCGCCAAGCGTCGCAAGCAGGGATGGTCGTCTCTGCGTGAGTTCGCGACTGACACAGCATTCGGTGCATGGCTTCAGTCCGTGTTCGCTCGCTCTCAACCGATGGAATATTTGGAGCTTCCGAAGCGATGAACGAACAAGAGACCATCGAACACGGTCACCGCGTCAGGATGGCACTAGAGATTGTCGAGCCTGCGATTGACGGGCTGCGAGACAAGATGATGCGAATGCTCATCGACACGCCACCCATGCAGACAGACGTAATTCTGTCGCTTCATGCCAAGATTCAGGCCGTAGAGGCCCTGAAAGACGACCTCCGACAAGCTGTGTCCGATGGGGATGCGGCATCGGCCATTAGTGAGAACGAACAATGAGCATGACTGAGCCGCAAATGCGGGCTGATATTGTGGCCCAGGTGCAGGCAATGGCGGAACCTGTCGAACAGGCGGCTCCGGCTGCTGCTGCGGAGCCTGTAGAGGCGCAGGCCGAAGTCGTTGAGGGCGCTGATGAAGCGACTAGCGACACCGCCGCTGATGTGGTAAATGACGATATTACCCCTGATAGCCAGGATCAGGGCGTTGACGGAGCCGAAGGGCCGACCGAAGGCGAAGATGAGGGTGACCAAGCCGCACAGGCAGTCGATGCCCCTCAGTTCTGGTCGAAAGAGGCGAAGGATAACTTCGCGACGCTACCTCCTGAGACTCAGCGGTTTCTTGTTGAGCAGGACAAGGCGGCGCAGAAGGCAATCAGCGCCAAATTCGAAGAGGCTGCGGCGGCTCGCAAGACCGCTGAAACTCAGGCTGAGGCCCTGTCTCAGATCGCTGCCAAGGTAACGGAGGCCGCTGCGGTGGCCGAAGAGACTTTCCAAGGCAAGTGGCACGGGATGACGGATCAGATCTGGCTTCAGTTGTCGCGTGAGAATCCACAGGAATACGTTAAACTCCGCGCTCAATATGACGCCGAGCAGAATGCATTACAGCAGGCGAATGCCGCCAAGGATGCCGCTGCGAGGGTTGAGAGGCAAAACTGGCTTAAGTCACAGGCCGAGGAACTCAAGACCTACGCTCCCGAACTGACCGACCCCGTCAAGGGTAAGGAAAAGTTTCAGAAGACTTTGGACTATCTGAAGTCGCGGGGGGCCAAGGAACAAGACCTTGGAGATGTGTCGGCGGCTGTTATGGCTCTGGCCTACGATTCCATGCAGCTCCAAGAGTTGCGGAAGAATCTGCCGAAGCCAACCCCGAAACCCACGCCTAAGCCCGGCATCGCTCCTGCGGCGTCTGCGGCAGCGGCACCTCCCAAACAACGGGAGGTCGAAGCGCTCAAAAACCGGTTCAACCAGACGAAAGACCGGGGAGACGCCGTCGCCCTCCTAATGAAACAAGGCATTCTCTAAATGGCTGTTCCCGCTAATACCCAATCCACCTTCGCCACGGTTGGCAACCGCGAAGACCTGGAAAATGCGATCTACAAAATCGCCGCCAACAAGACGCCGTTCACGTCGAATATCGGCAAGGAAAACGTCACCGCCACTTATCACGAGTGGCAGACGTTCTCGCTGCGCACCCCCAATCCGCTAAATGCTGCGGTTCAGGGCGATACCGCCGCGAACACCGCTCCGAAGGTCACGGTTCGCCCCGGCAACCGCACTCAGATCTTCAAGGAAGTCGGTTCGGTTTCCGGCACTCAAGAAGCCGTCGATCACGCGGGCGTCTCGTCCGAACTGGCCTGGCAGAAGGTCCAGAAGGGCGAAGAGGTCGCCACCGACATCGAAGCGCGCTTCCTGGGTAACTACGCCTCGGTCGCTGGTTCGGCTTCTGTCGCTGCTGAGTCTGCCGGTGCGCTGGCCTTCATGACTTCCAACGTCTCTCGTGGCGCTGGTGGCGCATCGGGCGGCTATTCGGCTGGCACGGTGACGGCTGCGACCAACGGCACCCAGCGCGCCTTTACGGAAGCTTTGCTGAAGGCGTCGATGGCTTCGGCCTTCACCAACGGCGCGCGTCCCTCGCAAGCCTATATGGGAGCGGTTCAGAAGCAAGTCTTCTCGACCTTCACCGGCATCGCTCAAATCCGTAAGGATGTGGGCGGAAGCGAGCAGGCGACCATCATCGGTGCTGCTGACGTGTATGTGTCGGACTTCGGCACCCTGTCCACCGTTCCGGTGCAATATGGCCTGACCCGCGACGTTCTGCTGATCGACCCGTCCTATTGGGCTGTTGGCACCCTGCGTCCGATGAAGACCGAAAACCTCGCCAAGGTGGGCGATGCTCAGCAGTTCCACATCCTGGCTGAGAAAGTTCTCATCGCGCGCAACGAGAAATCGTCTGCCGTAATAGCCGACTTGACCTAATACACTCGGGCAAGGGGCGGTTCATTGTGGACCGTCCCACCCACAACGGAGAAGACCATGAAGACGAAACGTGAAGTCGAGAATGAAGCGATTGGCATCCATGAGCCGGAAGTCAAAAACGAGATGGTGGAAATCCGCGTCTTGCCGAAGGGTGACGGCATGATTTCGAGCGGCAATCACGACCCCAAGGGGGGCGACGAGGTTTACGAACGCGGCGACACGCTGGACCTTCCGCGTGACATTGCCGAAGCCCTTGAGGAACGTGGTTTCGCTGAGATCCAGCAAGCCCGTCGCGGCCCTGGTCGCCCACCGAAGGCTGAGAACGCTTCGGAAGAAGGAGCTAACTAAGTCATGACCTGGCGCTTCGGCAATTACGACAAACTGACGGGCGTCAGGAAAGACTACCGCCACGACGGCAATGGCGGGATCGAGGTTCGCATGTCTTCGGACGTTGGTGCGCTTCTCGATCAGAACCGCGAAATGCAGACGCACAATGACGGTTACAGCCCTACGCGCGAGTTGCGTAGGGTTGCCCGTATTCCGGCCCTGTTGCGCCTGAAATGGCTGAACGAGGAAGGCTGGGATTGCCTGGACGCCAATCATCAAGACAAGCTGGCTCGCAAGCTGAACGACCCTGACTACGCCTATCTTCGCACCGCGCCGGGGCGGCTAGGCGTTAGCAACGGGGTGATGCGATGAGTCTCGACACCTACGCAGGCCTACAGGCCGAAGTCGCGCTGCTACTGAACAAGACGAACCTGACGGCGCAAATCCCGTCATTCATTCGCCTGTTCGAAGCGCAGGCATCGCGTCGAATCAAGCACTATCGGATGCAGGGCCGCATGACGTTCACACTGAACGGCGACCCCAAGTCCCTGCCGTGCAACTTCAAGGGCGTCGAGGCTATCCGGGCGGGCAACTACGCCCTGACCTACGTCACGCCCGAACAGTTGGATGACGTGCGAGACGCGCGCTCCGCTTGGAATGGCGCATCGCTCTATTACACGATCATCGGCAATCAGCTTCACTTCTCGCCTAACGCGGGCGACGAAGAATGCGTAGTGCGGTATTGGACCGGCATCGACCCGCTGAGCGACCAGAATACATGCAACTGGATGCTGTCGGAAAACCCTGACGCCTACCTATATGGCGCGGCTTTGCAGGCGGCTCCTTTCCTTCTGGACGATCAGCGCATCCCCGTGTGGAAGTCGTTTGTCGAGGAAGCCTACGCCACCATCAACGCGGATTCGATTGAGTCTCAGTTCGGCGCTCATGCCGAGGTTCAAGTCAGGGCGATTGCATAATGCCAGTCACCAACACCTATGACGGCAACGTCCCGACCTATGATGCCGACGAAGATACGTGGGGCTTTGAGCTTAACACGGCTCTAGGGTCGCAGATCAAGCCAACGCTGGACGCCTACGCTGCGGCCATCAATGCGAACGAAACGCTATCGACCGCCGCCCTACCCAAGGCGGGGGGCACGATGACCGGCGATGTTGTCTTGGCCGATGTCGGGCCTGGATCGCAGTATTCAGCGGGTTATCGTGGCTTGCCTGTCGTTTCGATTGATGCGACGCGGACGTTCTTGCTGACCGACGCGGGAAAGATGATCCGTTTGTCTGGAACGACTGACCGGACATGGACTATTCCCCCTGTGGGGACGGTCGGTTTTCCTGTGGGGACGATCATTGCCGTTCGCGCCGGATCAACCGGCATTATCACGCTGGCCCGTGGTTCGGGCGTTGCGCTTCGGTTGGTGGGTAGCGACACGAACAGCAACAAGACGGTCGCGGCGTATGGTCAGGCTACGCTTGTTCATGAGGCCTCTAATGTATGGACGCTAAGCGGTGTAGGCATCGCATGACCGGGGCCGTTGCAGCCCTGGTCGGGGCGTCCGCCGTCTCCATCACTGTCTCTCCGTCTTCTGCGGACGGCGTGTCGTCAGCCAGTGTCGTAACGAGCGACACAGTGACTGCTACCATTGTTGGTGGAGCGGCTACGTCTGCCTCTTGGGTGCGGGTGTCTGGTTCGGCCTCGATAAATGCTACAGCGCCTTCTAGCGAAACTACAGCCTTCACGTCTGTTTTTTCCTCTCCAGAGGCGCGAACGGCATCGTTTGTGTATGAGGCCGTGGTCAATGGTGTGACGTATCAGTCGGCTCCTGTCCCGGTGAATTTGGAGCGGACCTGATGCTGATTCCTTATGCCGTCCCTCCCGGCGCGTATCGTAACGGAACGCGCTATCAGTCGCGTGGTCGCGTTTATGACTGTGACCTCTGGAGGTGGCCCGACAACACGTCCCGGCCGGTCGGCGGATGGCGAACCAAAACAAGTGACGACGTTCCAGGCCGGACGCGCGCAATGTTCACTTGGCGCGCAAACGACAATCAGTCATGGTGCGGACTAGGCTCTAATGAGGGCCTGTTCGTCATGAATCGCCCCGGAACCGTGTCGGACATTACGCCAGTCGGGTTCACGCCGACTGCTGCGGATGCCACGACGGGTGGCGGGTATGGGCGCGGGAAGTATGGTCGGGGGCGTTACGGAACCCCCCGCCCTGACGTGCTGAACACGATCCCGGTTCGGGTCTGGACACTGGACAATTGGGGAGAATATCTCGTCGCCAGCTATGGCGAAGATATTTACGAGTGGACTCTGAACGTCGCGACGCCTGCTGCGGTGATCGTCAACGCACCTACGGCTGAAGCGGTGCTTGTGACAGAGCAGCGCTCCATGATGGCGATTGGGGCGGATGGCGACCCTCGCGCGGTCGATTGGTCCGACCTTGAGGACAACACTGATTGGACGCCAACAGCCACGAATCAGGCGGGAGGGAAACGCCTTCAGACGACTGGCGCTCTTCGGTGTGGACGCCGAATTCGCGGCGGTAATCTGATCTTCTCAGACACAGACGCACACTTGGCGACCTATGTGGGCTTGCCGACCGTCTATTCGTTTGAGAGGCTTGCGACGGACTGCGGCGTTATTTCCAAGGGCTCTCCGGTCTGTGTCGATGACCGCGCTTGGTGGATGGGAACGAACGGGTTCTGGACCTATGACGGGTTTGTAAAGCCGCTCCCATGCGACGTTCAGGATTTCGTGTTTTCCGACATCAATACCGGGCAAACGTCCAAGGTGTCGGGTATGCATATTTCCGAGTTCGGAGAAATCTGGTGGTTCTATCCTTCGGCGTCATCGCTGGAGAACAATCGCTATGTGTTCTACAACTATCGCCTGAACCATTGGGGCATTGGCGCTCTTGTGCGGCTGTGCGGCACATCGCGCGGAGAGTTCCAATATCCGCTCATGATCGACGCTGACGGTCAGGTCTTTGAGCATGAGGTTGGACAGCAGCGCGATGGACGCTCGCCTTACTCGCAATCCGGGGCGCTTGAGATTGGCGAAGGCGACCGGCTCATGTCTGTTGAGGCGATCATCCCTGATGAGAACAATCTTGGGGACGTAGCTGTGTCGTTCATCAATGGCGACTACCCCATGAGCGAGGATGAGATTGTTGCTGCGGTGACTGCCACTGACAAGACAGACGTGCGGTTCCAGGCGCGCCGCGTCAGTGTGAAGATGACTGCGGTTGCAGATCGGGACTTCCGCGTTGGCGACTTTCGGTTTGACGTGAAGGTGGGAAGCGGACGATGAGCGCAAAATCACCCAAAGCCCCCGCCGCCTATTCCTCCGAAGAGCAGGACCGCTACCGGGCGCTTCTGGACCGTCGCGGACAGCAGACGCGCATGATCGGCCAAGACCTCGAACTGTCATCAGAAGCCTTTATCATGAGTGACGAAGTGACAGGTTTTCGTTATAGAGTGGCTATCCAATCCGGTGCGCTTGTGGTGGTTCCGCTATGAAATATGCGATTGCTGATCTACCGGAAGGCGCAGAGGTCACGAACGAAGGCGAAATTGCTACGGTCGTCATCGGCGGCCTGACGTTCAAGGCTCAGTCTGTTGGTGACGATCTGATCCTATTCCCCGACCGATCTGTAAAACAGCGCGACTTTCTCAAGATGATGGGGCGCATCTTTGACTGAATGGGATCGGTGCGCGCCTTGGATTCAGCAGGCCTTGGACGAGCAGGGCGCGGATCTATACCGGATCGAGGACGTGAAGGAATACGTTGAGCAGGGCGAAGCGGTGTTTTGGCCCGGCGAACATTCCGCCGTGGTGACGCAGTTCCACGACTTCCCAAGAACACGAGGCCTCAACTTCTGGCTTGCGGGCGCAGATCTGAGCGCGAACGGCAAAGGTCTTGCCGAACTGAAGAAAATGCACGATAATATCCGAGCTTGGGGCAAGCTCAACGGATGCACCCTATCCTACATTGTAGGCCGCCCCGGATGGGCGCGGGAGTTAGGATATAAACCGGCTTGGACTTCGATGTCTAAGGAGCTTTGAATGAGTATCGGCGGCAGCAAGGGCAAGTCGAAGTCTAGCCAAGAGACCTCGCAATCCTTTACGCAAAATACGGGGCTCAACGCAGCGGGCGAGTCCGCTTATCGCGACGCGATGGCTCGCCTTGAGGGTCAGAACTACCAAAAGTTCGATCCTGGCTCTGTGGCGCAGTATTTCAACCCGTATCAGCAGGACGTGATTGATTCATCTGTCGCCCAGATTAACCGCGAAGGCGAGCTTGCGGGCAATCAACAGCGCGCGGAGTTTGCGCAGGCAGGGGCGTTCGGGGATAAGCGACAAGGGGTTTACGAAGCTGAGCTTGCAGGCAATATCGACCGCAACCGCTCGTCAACCATCGCGAACCTGATGCAACAGGGTTATTCGCAAGCTCAAGCGATTGCGCAGGCTGAAAATCAAAACCAGAACGCCTTCAGCATGACGCAGAACCAGTCTCTTGCGGATCTTCTGGCGCGCTACATGGGCGCGAATACAACCACGAGCGGCACAAGCCAAGGCCTGAACAAATCGACGGGTAGTACGTCGCAATTCGGGTTTAGTTGGGCTCCGAAGGTTCCAGGGATGCCGGGCTGATGTCGTCTATCTTTGACACGCTCTACAATCAGCCGCCCCGCCAATCCATGTTTGCGGGTGCGAACGAGGCTATTGCGGCTATCCCTCAAGGCCGTGCGCCTGCGGCTAAGAAGCCGGGGCTGCTGGATTATATTTGGGGCGTGGCGGCGGGGTACAATCCGAACGACGTGGGGCGGATGTATGAGCAGCGGGAGCAGGCGTCACAGGCGGCGCAGGCTCAGCGTATGCAGCAAGCATCAATCGCGGCTGGAATCACGGACCCGACCGAACGGGCTCTGTTCCAAACCGCGCCTCAAGAGTGGGCGAAAAACGTAGGTCAGCAATACGCGCCTCAAGTCATCGGAGCAGGGGCTGCTCAAGCCGTGGCAGGCCGCCGAACGGTTGAGCAGCCGTCGTTTACGGAGAGCGGAGACACGATTCTCCGTCGAACTTCAGAGGGTATCGCACCGGTGTTCACGCGCACGACACCCTCGATTGCTGAACAAGTCCAGCAAGGAAGATTGGCAGCTGACGTGAATCAGTTTGATCGTCGCCTTGGTCTTGACGAACGCAAGCTCGCGACTGACACCGGTCTCGCGCAAGCCGAACTCGGCATTAAGCAGGCCGACCTTGGCATTCGTCAATCTGAGGCTCAACGGGCCGAAGAGCAGCGTCGAACGGCTGCGGCAGGTAAGGCGACAGCACAAACGCAGACGGCTGACAGCATGGAGCAGGCCCTTACGCGCGGTCGTGAGTTTATTGACGCGGCGGGAGTTTGGACGAACCTTCTGCCGTGGCAGCGGCAGAAGCGCGCAAACCTTGAAGGCCAGATCGACACGCTGAAGGGCAACCTGACGTTCGACAAACTTATGGATATGAAGAACAGCAGCCCGACTGGTGCGTCTGGCCTTGGCGCGCTGTCGGATTCGGAAGCCCGTATGCTGGCTGCTACAGTCGCCAGTCTGTCGGCTGATATGTCGCCGCCAGAGCTTGAGCGGTCGTTTGCGGTCGTTGATGGTCTGGTCAAGAAGCTCCGTGAGACGACGCCCACGACTGGCGGTGGAGCATCTGCACGTCCTATCGCCGTTAACCCCCGAACCGGCGCTCGTGTTCAGTGGAACGGTTCGCAGTGGGTTCCGCTCTAATGGATCAAAACGACATTCCGCCGCCACCGCCAGGGTTTGAGCTTGAGGGCTCGGCAATGGCGTCACCGGCGCAATCCACACCGCCTCAAAACCGTGCTTCAGCGCAGCCGCGTTATAATGGTCCCATGCCTTCGTCTGCGAACGAGGTCTTTGATTCGCTGGTTGCTCAGGAGTCGGGTGGTCGTGCTGGTGTGCGCGGACCCATGACGCAATACGGTCAGGCCTTGGGGCGCACTCAGGTTCTACCTTCGACCGCACGTGGTATCGCAAGAAATCTTGGCATCCCTTATCGCGAAGACCTGCTGACTGGAACGACGCCAGAAGCGGCGGCGTATCAGGATCAATTGGGTCGTGCCTATCTGGAAGAGGGCTTCCAGAAGACCGGCAACGCGCGTGAAGCCCTGATGTATTATCATGGCGGTCCTGACCGTAATCTGTGGGGACCGAAGACGCAGCGCTATGCAGATGAGGTTCTAGGCCGGTGGTCTGGTGGTTCTGGCGCTATGCCTGCGGCCGCTGCTGACATGTCACCTTCTACAGAAATGGTCGCAGCGCCGCCGCCTCCCGAAGGCTTCGAGATTGCGGACGCCATTGACCCCAGCGCCCAACAAGGCACTCGTCAGAACCCTATCGACCTTCGCGAAAAGCTCTATAACGACCAGATTCCGCTTCTGGTCAAAGGCGCATGGGCGATCAACAAAGAAGGCCAGCCGTTCCAACTGACTGGGGATGCCTTCCAAGGCCAGCCGACCAGCAACAGCGAGTTTCAGCCGGGCAGCAACACCTATATTCGTCCGCCTAACGCCTACGACGCGACAGAGGCATTCGCTACCGCTGCATCGGAGCAAGTGCCGTTTCTGGATGAGGCGGCTGCATTGGCTCAGGGCGCGATGTCTGGTCGTGGTTACAGCGACGTGCGCGATGAGCAGCGGCTGACGAAAGATCTGTTGAATCAGACGAATCGGGGGGCGCGTAATCTCGGCGGCGTCGCTGGGTTTGGCTTGAGCTTTGCCGCTCCTGGCGCGGGTTTCATTGGTCGCGGAACGAACGCTGCGGAAAAGGCTATTCGCGCCACTCAAGTCGGTGGCGGCCTTGGCGCGCTGTATGGAGCCGGGGCGGCTGATGGAGGCCTCGGGGAGCGAGCGCAAGCAGGCCTTGAGGGAGGCGCTCTTGGCGCTGTAACGGGAGGCTTGCTGCAACGAGGCGGTGACCGTCTGGCGGAAAGCATCGCGGGACGAGCGGCTAATCGCGCGTCTAACCCTTCCGATGCTCGCATCTTGTCCAATGCAGGCGTTGATCTGACGCCGGGGCAAATGGCCGGTGGTGCGTTCAAGCGCATTGAGGACGGCCTGACCTCGATTCCGTTCATGGGAGACGCCATCAAGGGTGCTCAACGTCGTGGGCTTGAGACGTTCAACGACGCGGCCATAAACGACACGCTTGCACAGATTGGCTCAGAGACGACCCGTCGCGGACGTGGGCGTATGCAGGACGCGTCTCAGGCCTTCAGCCGGTCTTATGACGAGGCGCTTAACCCCGTCACTGAGATTCCGCGTCCTGATGGCTATGTAGAGGCGCTTACGCGTATTGCTGACGATGCATCCATGCCACCTACCCTGCGTCGCAACCTTCGCTCTCTGATCTCTAATACGGTCGGGCGAGCTGATGAAGCGATTGACGGCCAGACATGGAAGCGCATTGATAGCGAGCTTTCGGCAGACATTCGCGCTGCTGATCGGGCGGCTGTAAACGCGCCTGAACAGCGCCTATTGCGTGACAAACTGAATGAGGTTCGCGGCCTGTGGTCCGAACGGCTGGGCGCTGTCTCGCCAGAAGCCCTGGCGGCGGTGCGCAATGTCGATGACGCCTACGCCACGTTCAAGATCATCCAGAAGGCGACCTCGGACGTAGCTTCGGCGGGACGTGGAGCAGAAGCGTCTCCCGCGACTATGAACCGCGCTGTTCGTCAAGCGGCTGGCGAAGGTCGTTATAGCCGTGGCGGTGGGCGATTACAGACTCTAAGCGATGCGGCTGCGGCCGTCCTGCCTTCCTCGGTTCCTGATAGCGGAACACCCTTGCGGTCCCTGCTAACGGCAGGCGGCCTCGGTGGAGGCGCGGCGGCTTTCGGTAATCCTGTCGGCCAGGCGCTCGCGGGTCTTAGTGCGCTTGGTATCGGAGCGGGTTCGGCAGCGTACTCGTCGCCTGTCCAGCGCGCGGTTAACTCTGCTTATCGCGCCATTGGTCGAGATGATACAACCGCGCAGGCTCTTTCGCTTCTGGACACGGTTCATCAGAATCCCGCCGCTGTGCCGCTTTACATGCAGCTTCTAGAGCGTCTTCAGCAAGACCAAGGCGCTCCTGCAAACGCTCCCGTCGCGTCTCTGAGTCCACCACTAGCACGAGCGCAAGCGCGATGAGTGCGATAAAGAGCCAAAACTGGCTGATAAAGCCAGAAGCCACGACGGCGAGAAGTGTGGCGACGATTAGAATTCTGTTCATGGGGCCACAATAACATGACTTGCTCGGCTGAGAAAATCCTGGCCCGCCGCAACAGCGACAAGCGCGTCACTTATACACCGCGCGGACGGTTTTTCTCGTTCGCAGCCTTTACGCCGCTGTTCACGATCCGCCGTGGAACGACTGTTTTGCTGCAAGTCACGAGCGCAGCTACCCCTAATGGCTCGGTGTTCGCGAACGTTGATGACGCCCTAGTCCTGACGCTTGAAAAGGCGGACATGGCGCTGTTGGACAGTGGATCGCCTGACACTGACGATGAAATCCTGTCCTACGACATCGTTCTGACCGATGGTTCCGGGTTTGAAAACTGGACCCTTGGCGGCCCGTTCATCTTGCTTGGCCTGAACAACGCTGGTTCGTGCGACACATGCGGCGATATTGAAGTTTCCATCAATGGCGATTGCGTTGAGGTCAGCATTGAAGGCGGGAATATCGGCGTTGGAGCGTCGGTGCTTCTGGCTGACTTGAATGCCGCTGTCGCAGAGGCCCAACAAGCCGCTGAAGACGCCACGGTCAACGGCGCTATTGCGGGCGCTGCTGCTGGTGCTACGGCGGGCGCAGCGGCCGGAACAACGGCGGGCGCAGCGGCCGGAACAACGGCAGGATCCACCGCTGGCACAGCCGCCGCCAACGCCGTTGTAGCAGGCAAGGCCGATATTGCAGGAGGAAACATTGTTCAGCGTCGGACCTTCCGAATAAATCTGAACGAACGGACGATAAATGTCCTCGATTATATCCCTACGAATTTGCACTCAAGCATTGCGTCTCGGTCGTATTTTGGCGACGTGTCGGCTTACATTCAGCAGGCCTATGATGATGCGGCGCTCGAAGGTGGGGCGACAGTATATGCGCCCTCTGGCTCGTACCCTCTAAGAAGCACCCTAAACATAACGGGAAGCGGCACGGTCACTAGGGGCGATGGAGTCGGAGCAACGCTGTTTATGCCGATGACGGATTACGGCGATGTGTTTCACGCCTACCCCACCAGCGGCCCCAACATTCAAGGCGTTGAGTTTCACGACTTTGGTTCGTACACGCAAGTTGATACGACTTCAGGCAACATCATTCGACTGACACAAGCGAACAATGCTCGTATCGGGACGACGCGATTGGCTGCTCACCACGGCGGGGTCTATCTTGAGGGGTCGGTTCATTGCCATATCGCTGGAAGTTGCGACATCACATCGGATGCGAACTTCGCAGCGTTCCGACCTGGCTCGCATCTGCTTCGCGTAGGCAAGGGAAGCACTCCTACGATCCCCGCTGAAATTCACATCGATAGCGTCGATTGGCGCGGCCAGAATGGAAACAACCACCTTCATCATGCCGTGCTAATTGAAGACGTTGACGGCCTGTTTATGACACAGCCCCATCTTGGTTTTTGCCGCAACGCAATCTCTATGATTCCTCGCGCTGACGACAGTATCTTGTATTCCGTAAACATCTCTCAAGGATACCTAGACACCGTCTCCGAGAATGGGCTGGCTATTATTGACCCTACCGGCTCATACACTGGAGGATTTGGGCTTCACGTTCTTGAGTTTGCCATGATCTACAATACCGGACAGTCGGGTATTCTTATGTTCTTGGATAGCGGCTCGTCCAATATGCTGAAGACAGCATTTGATGTCCACAACACCTTGGTCATTGGCGAGAACGGAATTGATGTCGGCAAGGGCCGAAAGATCGAAATCTTACCCGGATACAAGCTAAGCGGCATTAGAGCGGGAGGGGCCGCGAACAAAGGGGGGATCGTGCTTCAGGGCGCGATTGATGACGTTTCCGTTGGAGAGGGAATCGTTGAACGCGGGGCCAGCGCCAACGCCCCTACTTGGGGGATTTTCATTGGTTCTTCTGTCACCAACTTCACAATTAACCGCGCCCGCATCCGAGATTGCCTCAGCACGGTTTCCGACAACTCTGGCGCAGTCAACAAATCTATCGCCACGCCCCTGACCTACTGATAACTTGATGCCGGGCAATCCCGCCCTTTGGAGTTACTGATATGGCTGACGGCGATCCTCTGGACCCCCAAAATCCACCTCCTCCGCCCAATCAATGCCGTGTTTGCGGACGCCTAAACTGCACCATCAAGCACAGCCGGGAGACGGAGTGATGAGCAAGTCACGCAAAACCGGCGCTCCGATGAATCCGAAAAACAGCCCGCCACCGCCCAAGCCCCGCCCTAAACCGCGAACGAGTCGGTAATGCTCCAAGCCGTCTGGACTGTAGGAATCGTCTTGGCTGTGGTTGCAGCTATGGATCGGCGCGCGTGGCCTTCGCTTGCCCTGCTAGCGCTTGTCTTCGTCCAGACGGCTATCTCCAAAGCCGTCATCAGTGATCCGGTTTGGGCTCTAACAGAACTACAGGCTGAGCTTATAGTCAGAGCGTTGATTGACCTGTGTGCGGGTTTTTTGTCCCTGTCTCTAGTGACGCGCCATCGTTGGACATGGATCATGCCCGCGACCTTCTCTCTCATGGTCTTGTGGCATGGGCTTTATTGGTTTGCCTATTCTATCGGCACCGACCTCTGGTTGCCTTACGTTCATTCGGAAAATGCGCTACTGATTGCGCAGGTCTTGGGACTTTCATGGCTGAGCGGAGGCCGTATCGGTGAACTCGTTTGCACTTGGTATGGCGATCTTCGCAGTCGCTGGAGCGTCGCTTTTGGCGTGGGCGCTGAGCATGGTGGTGTCCCGACGAGAAATCAAGGACATGATGGCGATGGCTGTTCCGCCCTATGTTCCTGCCGCACCGCTCGCCAACGTCAAACAGATTTTGATGTCCGCGTCTCGCCTACAGCCGTCGCGCGTTGAGGAAGAAATGATAGACGAGAACCCCATGAGCACAGACCGCGAATTGCTGGCAAGGATTGACGAGCGAACGCGCGCGGCTTCGACCATGGCCGAACAAAAGGACATCTTCCTGCGCGGGGAAATGGACAAGGTCTCTCGCGCCATTGCCGCCCTTCCCGGCGAGCTAGACGCCAAGCTGAAAGGGTATGCCACGACTGAGGCTCTAAGCGCCGTCAGCAAGCGCCTAGAGGGCGTGGAGAACAACAGCCGCACGGTCGGCATGGCGGTTATCCTGGCGTTCGTGACGGCTATCGGCGCTGTCGTGTTCAAAGGCGTAGGCTGATGACCGTTCACACCATGCGCCTGATTCAGATTGGCGTCGTCGTCTCGTTTGTCGCCTTCGCTGGCGTGGTGGGATGGCGCTCTTTTGATGACCCTAAAGTCAAGTGGGTGTCCGTGTCTCCTCCTATCGTTGAGCCCGACAAGCTGACGATCAGTGCAGAGATTCACCGCAAGCCAATCGAAGGCTGCACGAATGGCCCTCAGATGGAGCTACGGCGCGGTGTCGAGACGATCCGACTGCCGGTGCCTACACGGACCATCAAAGAGCCTATCAGCACCTATGAGACAGTTCTAACGGAACCCCTTGTTCCGGGGAAATACATCATTCGTCTGCGCGAAAGCGTGATCTGCCCCGGCCTGACGGAAGTGTCCGAAAGCCCCGGCATTGAGTTTGAGGTGACGGGATGACTGGATGGGAACGCACGGCATGGTTCGTCGGGGAGATTGCCCGTCCCTATTGCCTTATCTCGTCTGGCACGGCTGTTTCGTGGGCCATATTCGACGGTAAAGACGCTGGCGTCATCACAGCGGGCGGCATTATCCTAATGGCGCTCTATGGAGCCAAGGCGGCAGAGGTCGCGTTTGGGGCCAAGAAAACCGCTGACGTTGAGGTTGCCAAGGTGGAGGCGAAGAAATGACCAAAGCCTCCGATAACGAAGCCTTCATCCGCGCCGCACAGGCCGCTAAAGGCCTAAAGGTGGACGGATGGGCGGGCGACCAAACATGGGCGGCGTATGGGCTGTCTGAGAGGCAGGCACACACCCTCCAATACCCTGACGCCTTCTTTAAGGAAGTCCGAGCCAAGTTCGGTCCACTGTCACAGTCGCAAGTGGATGGCTTCAACGCCTTGCTGAAAGCAATGGCGGCTTGGCCCGTCCAGTATGTCGCCTATGGATTGGCGACGGCTTGGCATGAAACAGCCTCGACCATGCAGCCGATTGAGGAATACGGCAAAGGACGCGGCAAGAAATATGGCGTTCCCGGCAAACATGGTCAGGTCGCCTACGGTCGCGGCTATGTCCAACTGACTTGGGACTACAACTATGAGAAGGCCGACACGGAACTAGGCCTAAATGGCGCACTGACGCGCGACTATCGCTTAGCGCTAGATCCGAAGATCGCCGCTGACATCATGGTTCGCGGCATGGAAGAAGGCTGGTTTACCGGCAAGTCCTTGGCGTCATATCCGGCTGGCGATTACGTGAACGACCGGCGCATCATTAACGGCACCGACAAAGCCGACAAGATCGCTGGCGAGGCTCGGGCGTTTGAGCGCGCGTTGACGTTGGGTGGGTGGTCATGACCTTCCTCCGCGAGGCCAAATCCTGGCTCTACCTCGCCGCTGTGATTGCGCTTCTGATCCTCGCTACGGTCGTCATCAGCCGATGCACTCAATCACAGGGCCAATCACAGCGCACCGAGAAAGCCACATCCAAGGCGCTTGATAACGTTGCCACACAGACACCGGCCATTCGCCAAGAGCAAGAGGACAAACAGCGTGAAGTTGACAACATCGAAGGCTCTGACCAGCGCTTGCCTGATGGGTATGGCGACGAACTGGAGAAACTAAGGCGGTCTAAATCCAAATAGTCCCGGCAAGAATGCGATTTATGGTCGAAACGCTTACTCCGTATTTTTCAGCAAGATCAACTTTGTGAAGCGAACTTGATCGTATTTCCGCAGCTTTTAAACTGCTAAGTTTGCTGGACGGATTTTGATCTCCGTCGTGCCAGACTGAGAGGTGATGTGGTTTTTTCTCATGCCAACCTCCTCTTTGTTTTTTCATCATGTCATCAGAGTTGTCTTTGTGTGTCCCAAGCCAAAGGTGGTCTGGATTTACACAAGACCGAACGTCGCATGTGTGGCACACTAAAAAATCTCCAGGCTCCCCTTTGAACGTTTTGTGAGAAAGCCTGTGGGCTAAGCCCCGCTTAGAGAAGCCGTATCCACCGGTGTTTATGGCCCCAGTCCACAGCCAGCAGCCGCCATTTGTGTCTGGCTCGATTCTGGCGAGGATAAACTCAGCATCAGTTGGTATTTTTACTCGTTTTGGCCTACGCTGTCGCAGCGTTCCCCTACGAGTGAGTTGGAGCTTCCATGATTCATCTTCGCGCATGGCATGACACTACCATAACTCCCGCTAAGATAAAGGCATTAATGGCGATTTGCGCCATAAACGTATCGGCCTGCGCGACAAGCGTAATCCCCGATAGCCTCAAGACGCCGTGCGAGTCCACTGTGGACGTTTCTGGCGCTCAGACCATCGGGGATCTGTCGAAAGCGATCCTTGCAGGGGATGGCGATTTGCGTGTGTGCGACGTTCGGCGTGAAGCCGTTGTTGCGATTGCAGAGGCTAATTCGCGGCCTTGGTTCTGGCCTTTCTAACACTCATCGCTCAGCCCGCGTGGAGCGTTGCGTGGGGCGTTGTTTTGCATTTTCTGCAAATCCCCCTTCCCATTGCGGGCGAGGAAGGCGCGGGCGGCGCGTAGGTTGCCCCATGTGATGTCGCAGCGGTTCAGCCCCCATGCCAGACGGTCGTCGTCCCTGTATCCGCCTTCTTCGTCGGCCATTGCCGCGAATGGCTTCATCAGCCCCCTCGCCTCCTTCAGTTCAGCGATCAGGGCCTCGTCCCCGCCCCCTTCTGGCAGCGGCGATGCGGGGGCGGCTCGACGGTTCCAGTTCGAGACGAAGTTCTCTTTGAACTCGAACTCGACGTTGCTTGATGCTTGGCATTTCGTGCAGTAGACGCACGATCCGCCCGCGTTCTCGCCCTCGTCGATGTGAACGATCTCAGCCTCCCCGCCACAGAACGGGCAAGGCACCAGGCGCAGCGCATCGGTAGGGGTCTGGATGGTCATTTGATCTCTCCGGCATAGTGGATCGACATCAGGCCTTTGATGTCGGCCATGAACTCGTCAGCATCCGACAGGCGGATGATGAGCCAAGAGTCGGGACGGTGACGGCTTCCGCTGATGGTCAGCGTGTCGCCCTCAAGCTCCAGCTTCCACTCTCGGATTGTCTGGCCCGAGGCGTCATCGTCATCGCGTAGGATACGTTCGACTGTGATCTTGGAAGCCACGTCACCCCTCCTGCTGTAGGGCGGCGAGGGCTAGGTCACGCGACCACCCAGCCGCCGCGCTGTTCTCGGAAATCTCGGTCAACGCCTTCGCCAGCCTATCGGCTCGGGCTTCGGCTGCGGCGGCTCGGGCAACAGCCCCCTGCCTCCCGTCCTCAGTCGCACGGGCCATTTCAATGAAGTTGCCGTGGCGCAAAGTCGGATCGTAGTCGTGGCTACCGAAGATCGCAGCGCGAAGGCCGATCACTTCGACCTTCAGCACGTCGGTCTCAGCCTCCAACTCCGCGATCCTGGCTTGAGCGGATGGGGCGGTGACGAGGGGTTCGACCTCATATTGAGTTTTGCGGCTGACGGCGGTGTAAAACTCGACATCGGAGGCTTCGTCGAAAAATATCCACGGCCTGCCTTCCAGCAATCTCGGACGGCGACGCCAAGCCACAAACACCAGCCCCGAAGTGTTCGCGTTAGAGGGGGTCATTGGAAGTCTTTCCAAAATGTGTGGGCGTAACGATCAGCGAGCGCTCCCGAACCAAACCTCTCGTCCTCAGTTTCGAGCAAAGCGCGAATGTAGCTGGGCGTCCGTCCCATGAGCGCCGCGACTACCTCATCACGCGTCATTTTGTTCGCGGCAGAACGGGCCAAGCCGACCTTGCGGTGATAGTCTTCGCGCCTACGTGTCACCTCTGGCTCAGAACGCAGCCGACATTCCAGATCGAACGCTGCCAGTCTTTCTTCTGCTCCGTTTCCAAGCCAGATCACTTCGAACCCCCATCCTGTGCGGCGGTCGATTTCAGGGCGGGAGATGCTTCCGCCCAAACGACGCGCGTGGTTGTCGCAACCTTAATGACGACAGGTCCGTCTTGACCGTAGACAACGGCATAGTGCTGAGCGTCAGAAAGCGTGTCCGCTCCAGCGCAGAAATCACCCTGCGGACCCGCGCCCCAAACTTCGTATTGGACCTCGGTCTCTTCCTCCCGCAGCTTGTCGTCATCCTGTGCGGGGACGGGAGGAGTCGTGGCTTGCGCTTCGATCAGCTTTGTCAGGTTGACGATCACGGTATCGACCGCCTCTTTTCGCCCCACGCGAAGGCCGTTCAGATGCCCCGCTAGGTAATCCACCAAGCGATCCAGTTGAGCCTCTGCTGCCGCAGCGCGCGCCAATCCGTCGTCCGCTGCGATTGCGGCGTCGAGCGCGGCTTGCAGACGGATGGCTCTCGCCTCGTGCGCCTCCCCAGCCGTTTCGGCGACAGGGGCGGCATGGCGTAGTTCGTAGAGATAGGATCGGGCCTCGTCGGTCGCTTTCTGGCGAAGGTCTTTCGACAGCGTTTGGGCGATCACCAGATTGTCCAGCAAGACGCGCAGGGTTTCAGTCTCCCCGCTGCTGTGCTGGCCTCCCGAGGCGACAGGGGAGGGGCGAGCGGATAGGAGGGCGCGAAGGTCGGATTGAGACAGAATAACCGACGAGTCTCCACGATCTTTTGAGCCATCTAATGCCTCAACGATCCGCGCCACAGCCTCCCGCGTCTCTCCGCTCGGTTGGGGGTGGAGGTTCAGGATAGCATCAGCCGCCACCTCAGCCTGACACTCACCGATCCAGGCGTCACCGACAGCACGTCGAATGCACTTCGCAATCCGTTCCCGGCTCGCTTGGAAGTGGAATTTGGGTGCAATGTGTCCGGCGACATCGAACGTTGACCAGCCATGGTGCCACGCAAAGGCGCAATAGGCGGCAACGTCCCGAGGATCACCTTTTTGAATGTGCTCGGCTAGGCTCTCGGTCAGTTCATCTTGCCAGTCGGCCTTCAGCCATTCGTCCCGATAGCCATATTTGGCTTCGGCCTTCGCGAGCTTAGACTTCAGTTCGGCGGCGAACCGTTCCACCAGATCAACGGTCGCCGGGTGTAGCTCCGACACGCTCGCTTCGACCGGAGCGGGGGGGGCGAGGAAGGGACGAAGACGCTCCTTTGCCTCACCGACCTTTATCGCCAACTCAGTATCAGAGATGCGAGGCATACTGTGGATGCGCTCATAGGCTCTCGCCATGACGTTCATCGTGTCCGCGACCAAATCTGTCGGGATTTGGCTCAGCGGGCCGGGTGTGGGGGCTTGCTTCATCGCATCGGTCCCTTTAATATCGTCTTGATCTTGCGGCATGTGACTCTCCATCCGTTCCGCGAGTGATGGCGGCGACTTTTAACGAGGTCGCCGCTTTTTTATTTAGTCGTGATTGTCAGGCGCAAAGCCGATGATCTCAGCAGACACGAGATTTTCAAGGCCCCACTCTTCCGGGTCTTCGTCTTCCGACTCAGCGACCAAAACATCAAGCGTCTCGGGATTTGTGAGCGTCATTTTCACGCCCCAATCACCCTCGGGAAGCTGGTCTACGGCGTTAGCTACGGCGGTGGAAATGTTATCAAAACCAGAACAGTTTCCGAACACTGTAGTTTCGGTCTCGTAACGATAGCCCCAAATCCCAAACACCAGCCGAAAAACCTTGCCGCATTCGCGATGCTTATTCGGATCGTTATCAAACATCACTCTCTCCATCCAGCCGCCAACCGGCTATGTGTCTTTATTGCTTAGCGTGTCAGGCACGTCAACAACTTTATTGCCTTGCGCCTGATTGCCCTTAAGGCCCGCCTGTCTTGCGCGCTCGGGATCAGTCCAGGGGCGCGACTGACTGGCCTTACCCCCCTTCGACTGTATCGCCCTAGCGCGGTCGGGATCTGTGAGGGCTAAGGCGGCGAGGCCTCTTGGACGTGGAGGGGTCATGACTGCGTGTCCTGCTCAATGATGACGCGCAGAGAGCTTTCGTTGGACGGAAGCGGTTGCCATCCTACAAGATTTTCATATTCCAAGTCCCAATCCCACTCGTAACCTCCGCTATGAGGATGCGTCCAAGAAACTCGCTCGGGCCAAAAGTTCAGATTGCCACGCGCGTCTTTTATATAACGGTCAGGCTCATAACGATCATTTGCGACATCAATAGTCCCTTCCTGCGTCAGGACGAGAATGTCGGTGTTGTGAGGAGCCGTCTCTATCGGTCGCCAATCACTCACGCCCCCACCCCCACCGCATCCCGCTCGACAATCGCGCGGTCTCGAATACGTTGCTGCTCCATGCGCTTGGCGTCGGACTTCAGGCCGCGCATAGCCGCCTGTAGCGCCGTGATCTCGTCCTTGGCCCGCTTCAGCTTGATCTCAGCCGACATGACGCCATCAGCCGTCGTGAAGCCCTGTAGGGTGCTGGCGACGCTGGCGAGCATGTTAGCGGCGTTGCGGGCGCGTTCCTGCGTCTGGCTGGGGACGGGGATACGAAGGGCGGTCATTTGGCCATCTCTTGAAAAATAGCGGAGTCGAAATCAATGCGCATCGAATCGTGCATCTGAATGATTCTTTCCCGCTCTTCTACCGCCCATGCGGCAAGCTCTTTTCCGCCTGCTCCGGCTGCGATAGCCCTAACCGCAAACTCAATGACCTCATTACCGGGTCGTCCGCACATCACTTCTCTCCATCTTCCATCGCCGCACACGCGCGCAGCTTGTCCAAAACGTCTAGCTTCTGTTCGCCTGTAAACAGGCCGGGCCTAATCGCGCCTTCTGCCTGTCCCATGCTGGCGAGGATCAGGCGGGCTTCGTGGGGTGAGAGGGTCATAGGAGCGGGCTCCAAAGCGCCTTGAGATATTCCGCACGAGGTTGCAAAAACTCAATGACGGCCGGTTCATCGGCACGGCAAACCTCGACGGTTACCCAATTATAAAGACCCTTGCGCTGGCCCATAATGAACATTTTCAGGGTTCCGTTTCGGTAATTCACATCACCCTTGAATGTTGGCTCGCCGTCTCCTGTCTCTTCGGACCAATCCCACCGGAAGAAAAGGTTGTAGTCCATATCAGAATCTGACCACTCCTCTAAAAAGTCAGACCATCTTTTGTAGTGCGGACCAAGCTCGCGCGAAGAGGTGTAAAAGTTACCCTCGTTGCAATAATACGAGTGTTTTACTTCCCATAAATGCATCACGTCATCACCTTCAGCGCCACAAACAGCGCAACCGCGCCAACAACAGGCCAGAACAGCCCCTCGGCCCACTGACGGGGCGTCATCACGATCCGATCTACATTCTTCACGCTACATCTCCCTTATGCAAAATCGCGCTTGCCGACTTGGCCCATGTCCGATCCAGGCGGCCGACTTGCTCAGCCAGACGCGAGGACTGGCATTGGGTTTGGGGCCAGTGTCGGTCGATGTGGCCGATAGCGAGGGTGAGGATGGACATCGCTTCCTCAAAGCTTGCGGGGTCATGCATGGGGAGGCTCCGGCAGGGATTGCCAATGCGTGGGTTCATAAATTGCCCCAGAAATGGAAAGAGTTTTTCCATAAGCCTTTTGGACATCGGAACTGACCATTCGGTCTCCATACTCGTTGACCAAAACGGGAATGTCAGGAAGTTCCCACTTGCCCTCATGTCTCCACATGGTTCTGATGGCTCCATCTTCATAAACGAGAAAGAAGCCATCTTGTGGAGCCGTCTCTATAGGTTGCCACTCGCTCACTTCACTTCCTCCAAAGCCACCGCAACAGCGCAGGCGACGAGATAGGCTTCGTCTGCACCGACTTCCGGCAGGGCCTCGATCATCCAGTCAATCGACTGGGGCGACAGCTTGAACCGTTTAGCCAGATCGACAACCGACTGCCCTAGCGAGATACACCATGCGGCGCGCTCATGCGCCTCGTCCCGCGTCGCCTGGTTCTGTCCGTGCGCCTCGACGTAATCGCGGATAAACTCGTTGTAGGCGTTGGTTAGCTTTTGTTGGGCCGTTACTGTCATCGCCATCTCTCCATCTGGCTCGTTTCGTTGAGCCGAGATAAGCACGGGCTAGGATGGTGCGTCAAGCGCCTTGTGAATATTTCTTGCACGCCCTAGACACGCTTATCGATCCGCGTATATGGTCGGTCATCGCTATAGGAGAACAGCTAGTGACGCTTAGAACATCACGACTTCAACTGTATTTCACGCCAGAGGAACGGGTCGAAGTTATCGACGCAGCCCGACGCGCAAGCGCTCCATTGGCTGTCTGGCTTCGCCAAGCCGCGCTCGAAAAAGCCCGCGCCCAATCGGAGGCCCGCGTCTGATGGGGGAGAAGCAGGGACATACGCCTGGGCCTTGGTCGCACGATTATCGTAAGACCGTCCGCAACGGCATGGCGCATGAGGTATTTGATGGCACGGGCGAGTTGATCGCAACGGTCGCTTGGTACCCTGTCAAGCTAAACGACACCACAACGACCACCAACCGAGAAGCCAACGCCCGCCTGATCGCCGCCGCGCCTGATCTGCTGGAGGCGCTGATTGATGCGCGTTCACAGCTTGAAGTTTATGAGCGCGAGGCAACGGGAGAGGCCTACAACGACCTCGAAATCAACGCCGCTATCGCCAAAGCCACCGGAGCCACCGATGCTCAATAACACCGAAGCCGTTGCCATCATCCAAGCCAAGATCCAGGCGACAGGCGGACCCGCTGCCTTCTCGTCAAAACACGACATCGCAGAGCCCTACGTTCGCAACGTCCTCGCCGGTCGCACCGAACCCGGCAGACGCACAGCAAAAGCAGCCGGGCTTGTTAAGCAAGACGGCGCATGGAGGTGGATGTGACCGCCCACGAATACGCTCAGAACCTCGCGTCCAAAGGAACGCCCCTCAACGCCATATCGCGCGCTACGGGGCTATCTATGCAGGACATCACGTATCTGCGGCCGAGGGAGCGAAGGTCTTACACCACGCCTAACCCTGAGACAGCAGCAGAGGCCACGCCCCTGCATGGCTCCAAGCGCGCCAAGACGGTGTTTATGGAGTCGTGCGAGCGCCTGAATGTCGATCCGGCCGTCATCCTTGGCGACAAGCGAAACCAAAAATACGTTTGGCCTCGTCAGGAAATCATGTTCGACATCTTCGTCACGTGTCCGCGCATGAGTCATCCGTCTATCGGCCGGATGATGAAGCGCGACCACACGACGGTCATCTATGGCATCCGACGCCATTGCGAGCGCATCGGCATCACATACGCCGAAGCCGTCGCTATTCGGGTCACGAACAGCAACGGCGAAAGCTCACCGCGTCTCGCCTCGATGTATATCAACAGCGCGGTCTTTGAGGCGGCTATGGGTCGATATTCAGCGTCCTTGCGGTTGGCTGCTGAGGGGAGGGTGTGATGGATAGACACATTGGACAGGGGCGTTTCATGCTGGGCGATTGTCTAGAACGTATGGCGGAATTGCCTGACGCCTCGGTCGATATGATCCTTTGCGATCTGCCGTATGGCACGACGGCTTGTGCCTGGGACGAAGTGATCCCTTTCGAACCTCTATGGGCTGAATATCGCAGACTCATGGCTCCGTGCGGCTCTGTTGTCTTGACCGCCAATCAGCCGTTCTCGTCAGCTCTCGTGGCTTCGAACTACGCCATGTTCAAATACTCATGGATATGGGTGAAGAACCGACCGACGTTGGCGGTCCACGCCAAAAATAGACCGATGGGGAAACACGAAGAAGTTCTTGTCTTTTCGAATGCACCGATGGGCCACGTTTCACAACTTGCCGAGCGTCGGATGCGCTATAACCCACAGGGCGCAGTCTCTACCGGTCAAACCAAAGTTATCAAGGAAAGGGGCTCGCAGCCAAGCTACAACAAGGCTCGCCCAAATCTCGTCGGTCGTGAATATGAAACTATGACCGGGTTTCCGCACACGATATTGGAAATCGCGAAGGAAGAAACCCATTTCCACCCCACCCAAAAGCCCGTCGCCCTTTTTGAATACCTAATCCGCACCTACACCGACGAGGGCATGGCTGTCCTAGACAACTGCTCAGGCTCCGGCACAACTGCGATAGCCGCCGAGCGCACCGGAAGACGCTGGATCTGCATCGAGCGTGACACGGAATATTACGCCAAGGCTTGCGAGCGCGTAGAGACCGAGATCGCATCTAAGGGTCTGTTTACATGACCCGCCCCTCCAAGCTCCCGACGTGCGAGAAGTGCGAGGGGGAGGTGACGGACGATCTGAAGTGCGAGAAATGCCGCAGGGAATATACCTGGCTGTGGGTGACGATGCGGCAGAGGGGTGAGCGGTGACCGTCGAGCTACGGGACTACCAGCAGCGCGCGATTGACGACATGCGCGCTGCACTCGCTGAGCATGACTCCATCCTCTTTCGTGGTCCGACAGGATGCGGCAAGACGGTGATCGCCAGCTATATGGCTCAGCGTTCTGTCGCGCGTGATCGAAAGATCATCTTCGGCGTCCATCGGATCGAGCTTGCGACACAGACAGCCAAAACCTTCGATCAGTTCGGCATCAAATATAGCTACATCGCCGCTGGCTTCGGCTACAACCCGTTCGCCAAGGCCTATATCGCCAGCGCTGACACCCTCCGCAACCGGCCTGAGTTGCTGAAGGGCTGTAAGCTGTTCGTGCCTGACGAATCTCATTTGTGGGCGAGCAAGACCCGCTCAGCCCTTATCGCCGCCGCCAAGGGTGAAGGGGCTAAGATCGTCGGGCTGTCCGCCACGCCTCAGCGCCTGGACGGAAAACCCCTCGATATGTTCGACGCTCTCGTTGAGGGTCCGTCCGAAGGCTGGCTGATCGCCAACGGTCACCTGTCCGACTATCGCGCCTATGCACCGACTCGTCCCGACCTGTCAGGCCTGCACACCCAGGCGGGTGATTATGTGGTTGGCGAGGTTGAGGACCGCTTTGACAAGCCAGCAATTCACGGCGACGCCATCGCATCATGGCGAAAGTATGCAGCAGGCAAGCGAACGATGGTGTTCGCCATCAGCCGCAAGCACGGCGCGCACGTCACTGACGCCTACAACGCCGCTGGCATCCCGGCTGTCTATATCGACGGCACGACGAGCAAAGGTGACCGCCTGGACCGCATTGAGCGGTTCGCTGATGGCCGCGCGCTCATCCTTGTGTCTATCGCCCTGTGCATCGAAGGGTTCGACCTGTCGGCACAGGTTGGGCGTGACGTGCCTGTTGAGGCCGTCCAGTTGCTCAACCCTACCAAGTCCCTCCCACGCGCCAGACAGATGATGGGGCGCGCACTGAGACCTAAGCCTGAGCCAGCCATCATCCTAGATCACGTCAACATCATTATGAACGCTGACGGCACGGTCAATCACGGCTTCCCTGACGATGAACACGAGTGGTCCTTGGCTGGACGTGAGGGCAAGCGGCAAGAGGGTGTTCCTGACTTCCGCATCAAGAATTGCGCGTCGTGCTTCGGCGTCTATCCGGCATCCAAGCCGCGCTGTCCGTCGTGCGCCAGTGAAGGCGTCGTGAAAGAACGCAAGGTCGAAGAGATCGAAGGCGAGCTTGAGGAGATCCGACGCAAGGAGCAGGCACGACGCACCATGCGCTCAAGCCGCGATCTCGACAGCGTGGCCCGCGTCGCTGTAGAAAGGGGTTACAAGCCCGCTTGGATAGCCCAACGCATGAAGGTCATCGGCAAGCCTGTGTCTTTCTCCAAGGCTATGGAGGCGTATGCCGATGCTAGGAGTGCCGCGTGACACCTGAAGGCCGCCTAATGCGAGAGATCCAGTGTGCGCTTAGCACCGCTGGACATCGCCTTGTCCGCGTCAATGCCGGTCGCGGCTGGGTAGGGCCGACCAAGCGCCACAACGACGGATCAGTGACGATCAAACACGCTCAGCCGTTCGTGGGTGTGCCTGAAGGAGTTTCGGACCTCATAGGCTGCGCAAAAGATGGGGCGTTCGTCGCTATCGAGGTCAAGACTGAAAAAGGCCGTCCGAGTGATTCTCAGACGGCCTATATTCAGATGGTCCGCTCGCTAGGTGGGCGGGCAGGGTTAGCCAGGACAGTGGATGAGGCCCTGGCTATTGCGGCGGGCTAGAAGGGGATGTCGTCGTTCAAGTCATAGGCCGGGATCGGTTTGCTGGCCTCTTGCGGCGTGTATTCCTGTTTTGCCTCGCCCCGATCAGCCCCACCACCCATAAACGTCAACTCGTTCACGGTCAGGCCAAGATACGCCTTGCCGTCATGGGCGCGGGCTGACGGACGGCCCGACACAGCCAGCTTCGACCCCTTGCTGATATACGGAGCCAGCGACTCAGCGCGCTTGCCCCATAGCGCGCAATCGAACCACGTTGCGTCGCGTTTCTCGCCTTTCTTGTCCTTGCCGTTGTCAACGGCGATGCTGAAATTCAGCACCTTGTCGCCGTTCACGTCCTTGATGTCTTTCACGTTGCCGACGTTACCGGCGATGGTCAGGGTTTGCATCAAACTTCTCCTTCACCGCGAAGTGCGGCAATCTTTGCTTTAACGGTTTCAGCGATCTTGATAGCCGCTGCCTTGTCGGTCGCGCCTGCCTTCATTCGGTTGGGCTTGCGTTCGTCCCACCAGGCTTGCAGTTCGTCCGCGTCGCAGGCGGTAGACAGGTGGTTATCGACTTCGCCCATGAAGGCGAGGAGGTCGAAGGCGTCACCCTGTGGCTCGCTGGGCGTCTCAACGACCTTCAGCGGCACAACGTCAGCAGCCAGAGGCTTGACCGAATACGGGGCTTTCTTGCCGCGCGTCACGGTCAGCATCAACGGAGCGTTCGACTTCATATCGCTCATGTGGCTGATACGGATGCCTCCGACCTTCATGCCGCCCCACTTCACTTCGGGGTCGTGATAGAGCGTCATCGACTTGCCGACATAGGCTTTCGAGTCGCCGCCCCATACCAGCACCATGACGCGGGCCATAGACTTGCACGGCTTGTAGGGCCGTCCGTCCTCGCCTTCGTAATGCACGGTGCAGGGCTGCTCAACGCTCGGCGTCACAGTCACCTTCGTGATCTTGATCGTCTTGGGTCCGTCCAGCAGCGAATCCGCGTTTAGCTGATCGCTCTTGGGCTGGATAATTGCCGCCATATCACTCACGTCATCATCTCCTCTTCAATGGCGCGCTCGGTCAGGATCATTTTCCCGGCCTCGACGCGCTGTTCATATGTCGCCAGCTTTTCGGCAATCTTGGCTTCAAAGGAGGCGGACGCATCCAAAATGGCTTGCTGCACGGCCTCGTCGGGATAGACCCGATATGTCGGCATATACATGCCGCCGTGGTAGCTGCTGAAGTCGATCCATTTGCGCCCCGACACCAGCAATCCCGTCTGTAGCTGTAGCACGTGGTCAGCCGGGACTTCACCGCTAACGATAGTCTCTATCTGCGTCTTCTGGCGCGGGGCCTTGCACTCCCACAGGCCGTCATTCCCGACCAGCGCGTCAGGGCTATACCCAATCGCATAGCCCCAGGTGTCGTTCGTGATGAAGCCGACCTGTTCGACCGCCTCATCAATCGCAACCTGTTCGGCGTAGATTTCACGCGCAATAGGCTCCGACTCAATACCGCGCATCATGTCGTCGTTAATATAGCGCGGCTCGATATAGCGGGTAACGCGCTGCGCCAGAAGTTCCCACAGGTGCGCGCGGACCTTGTCGTTATCCGCGATCTTCATTGTCGGGGTCAACAGCAGCTTCATTTCGCTGGCGGTGATGAGGCCGCAGCGGGCTTGAAGCCATGCTTCCGTGCCTTGTTCTAGCGTGGTGTGGATCTTAATCATTGGCTGCTGCACTCTCTTTCATCGCGTCGAGAGCGCGCGTGAGTAGATAGCAAATCTCATCGCTGTTCCCACCAACGCGAAGCGCTCTTGCAGCGTCCTCCGTGGCCTTCTGCGCCACTGCGCGCCAATCTTTTTCTGTCAGCTTCATCTATCTCTCCTCTTGATGTGCCATCACTCTATGTGATACCCATCTTTCAATCAAGAGGGATTTTACATGACGTTTCGAGAGTGGATTGCCGAAAAAACCCCGCAAACACTACATAATGTGTGCGGCTATCGTGATGGCACTATCCGTATGTGGGCTAGTCGCAATGTCATACCGCGTGGCGTTTGGCCTGACCTTATGACGGCGGGTCTAGCCTCGCTGAAAGAGCTTATTGACATGGAACAGGCGTCCCGTCCGTGACCCACTACATCGACCGCACACACGCGGCTCGGTCACTTGGTGGAGACATGACGCCGAACGGGATAGTCTGCCCTGGTCCGGGTCATAGCGCAAGAGACCGCAGCTTGTCCGTGATGCTTGATCCTGATGCGCCCGAGGGATTCATCGTTCACAGTTTCTCCGACGACGATCCAATCCAATGCCGTGAGCATGTCCGCTCCAAGCTTGGTCTCCCCGAGTGGCAACCCGCCAAATCAGACAGGATGCATCCGCTCATGACCAAGCCGAAGATCGTCTGTCATTATGTCTATCAGGACGAGCACGGCGAAAATTACCTTCGCGTCACCCGCAAGTCCGACAAGACGTTCTCGCAGTCGCATTGGGAAATCGACGGCTGGGAGAACGGCAAGCCCAAAGGCCCTCCCGTCCCTTATCGTCTGCCCGAGATCATCGCCCGTCCTGACGACACCATCTGGCTAGTCGAAGGTGAGAAAGACGCCGATAATCTCGCGGCCCTTGGACTGCTGGCGACGACAGCCCCAGGAGGTGGGTCCGCTTTCCCTTTGACGCTTGACTTCGGCAAGTGGTTCGACGGTCGCAAAGTCATCGCCATTGCGGACAATGACCCGACCGGCGCTCGCTGGCGTGATCGCGTCTCGCAGGCCATTGCCGACGTGACGCACATCTCCATGCCAGCGCCTCATAAGGACGTGACCGATTGGCTGACGGCTGGCGGCACAGTCGAGGCGTTGCAGGACATGGCGCTTTATCCGGCTGACTTGGGTCTGGATAATGCACAGGGCCAGCCTCCTAAAGTCACCCCCACCCCGTTTCAGTGGATCGACCCAAGCGCTATCCAGCCCCGCGCATGGCTCTATGGTCATCACCTCATCCGCCGGTTCGTGTCCGTCACAGTGTCCCCCGGCGGTCTAGGCAAGTCGTCCCTTGAGCTTGTCGAGGCCCTCGCCATGACATCGGGCCGCGACCTCCTCGTTGATGATAAGGTCCGCACCGCCGACCCTCTTCGCGTCTGGTATTGGAACGGTGAAGATCCGCAGGACGAGACACAACGCCGCGTCGTTGCCGCAGCCATGCATCACGGTCTTAAGCCCGACGACTTCGCCTCTCGCCTCTTCACTGACACCGGACGCGAGCAGGCCGTGACCCTGGGCGAGATAGCGGCGGGCAAAATTACGCTGGATGAAGACCTCTTTGACGACCTTGAGGCTGAGATCCTCGCGCGACAGATCGACGTGTTCATTCTCGACCCGTTCGTGTCCTCGCATCGCATGGGCGAGAACGACAACAACGCCATTGATGCCATCGTCAAACGCCTAGGCAAGCTCGCTGAGCGCGCTAACTGTGCCGTCGAGATCGTTCACCACGTTCGCAAACCAGGCGGTGGCTCCAAGGAGCAGACCGACGTTAACGACGCTCGCGGCGCATCAGCCCTCATTGGTGGCGTTCGTTCGGCCCGCGTCCTCAACGTCATGAGCGAGGAGATCGCTGAGGCCATCCCGAACTTCAACATTGAAGATCGCTTCTCCTATTTCAGCGTCACCAACGGCAAGGCCAACATGTCCAAGCGGTCGTCTGACGCTAAATGGCGGCACCTTCACGACCACGACCTATGCAACGGTCCTGTAGGCGTCTCTGACCACGTTGGCGTCGTTGAGCACTACGCTCTGCCCGAGAAAGCCCACGCTCTCGCTTCACTTCCCCACAACGCAGCCATGATCGCACAGCGCGCCGTTCACGATGCACCTATGGCCGCGCGCTACGACACACAGTCACCGGATTGGGTCGGTCACATCCTTGGCAAGAAATTCGGCATCGATTCTGTGGATAAATCTGGCAAGTCAACACTCCTCATCGCCATCAAAACATGGCTTCAGAGTGGGGTGCTGGTGATGGAACTCGCCAAAGACGGCAAGGGGAATATGCGCCAGTTCGTCCGCTGCCCAGAGAATGAAATCCCAATGGCGACGGGCCTTTCAACGCCCGAACCCGAAGAGTATGAGGACCCATTCTGACTTCCTCACCTTGCTCTCACAGGTGAGGAACAGGTGAGGAAAACACCCCCTGTTTAACTTGGCGGTGGTGGGCTTGACTTTCGGCTTCCTCACCTGTAGCCCCTAGGGGAACCCGGCGGGGCTTTACAGGGGTGAGGAGACGCCAAAGTCATTCCCCCACCTTAGCCAACCAAGTGAGGATAAAGTGAGCTTCGGAGTTAAATACGACACGATGCTTTCGCGAGTGTCTAAGGGCATGAACCTTCACAAGGCCTGCACCGGAAGAGGGACGCCATCTTATGATTCTGCTCGTGGTCGGCTGAAGCGAAACACTGACGGCATTCGAGAGGCGTATGAAAAGGCTGTCTCTGACGGTAAGGAAAAGACGCCATGACAGACGAACTTAAACCCGCAGTCGGACGCCCAACCAAATACGATCCTGCTTACTGTGAAGCTGTGATTGAGGATGCGGCGAAGGGCTTTTCCTTAAGTGCCTTCTGTGGAGGCATCCTAGTGGCGCGAGACACGCTCACTGGATGGCGTGAACAGCACCCTGAGTTCGATCAGGCTTGCAAGGTCGCCAAGCTGGTCAGAGCGCGTTTCTTGGAAACCGGCATCATGGACATGTCTGTTCCTGCGCCCGCCATGAACGCCCGTAAGTTCGCCCTGGTTAACTGCGCCGAAGAGGACTGGCGCGAACCGAAGCAGATCCTAGAACACACCGGCACAGACGGCGGGCCTATTCAGACGGTTGGTTGGGTGGCTAAGGCGGACGATGACTTGCTGATGCGGATTGCGGCTCTCAAGTCGGAGGAAAAATAATCCGATAGTGGGTTGCGCAATATCTGCACATCTGGCATAACCAATCAACGGCGCAGGGCAATGAAGCACTAGCCGGATGGATTGAAGATTATGGCCGGTCACATCGTTATTATCGAAGCCCTGAACGCCTACCTCGACCAGGGCATTGGCAACACCGCCGCCATCCAAGCCAAGATCGCTTGGCACAAGGCTTGGCTGGCGGAACGAGGGGTGTTCGTGGCGTGAGGCGAGACGACTTTTGGCTAACCCGCATCCATGACAACCGGATGCGGGGGCTCCTCTCCGAACTAGCTGAGGCGATCCACGACAGCGACAATCCCGAGGCGCTGAACGTCGTCGCCTCATCTCTTCGGTTGGGCTTGGTCAATCTGGCCAAACACCGCGAACAGGAACTTCGAAATGAAAACCGAACCCGCCAAGGAAAGCTGCCCGTTGTGCCTTGCCCTGCCATGCGATTGGGGGACCGATCCGCACAAGGCAACGGACGCTCTTTTTCTAGCTACTGCCGACCTAAGGATCAAAACCGGCGTGGGTGAAAAGCCCATGCTGTCTGACTTGCCACAAGTGATCGGTGACCGCTTGAACGAAGCCGCCCAAATAATCTCGGCTCTACGTTGTTTTGCGGGCAAGCAGCCGGGCGCATTGGTTGAAGGAAGGCGGATCACCGAATGGACAAACGATGCCGAAAAATGGCTGAAGGTCATACCGAAATGACCCCGCTCGAATACCGCACCGCCCTAACCACCCTCGGCCTCACACAGCAGGCCGCAGGTCGTTGGCTGCGTGTATCGCCCAAGACCGCA